TGAATTGTTTTCCTATCCATGAGAAATCAGGAACCTCATTTACCTCGTTTACCCATTTAGGAAATACAGGAATAGATTCTTTAATTAGAACAATTTCATCTCTTATAGATGTTAAATCACCTTCATAGTGACGAATTTCTGGAAGACTCTTGAGACTCGTTTCAAGACGTTCAATTTGGTCGTCATAATACCGTATCTCTGGTATCTCCGTGGCGTTTGTGTGTACTTCCTCCTTTAACTCATCAATTAACCCACATATCGCTGCTATCTCTTCATCATATGATTTCTGTTCAGGAATTTCAGGAATACTCTCCCTCATTTCCTCCATCTTTGTGGATAGTTCTGCTATCTGTTCATCATAATATTTTATTTCTGGTATCTCTGGTATGTCTTCTCTAACGTCATTTACTAGACGTACAAATTCTGTATATTGTTCCTCTATAGAACATGGTGCAGTATCTACAGGTTCTTCGCTTTTTCTTATTTCGTCTGCTATCTCTTCCTCAGGCCTCGGAGGTTCTATAAACTCATCCACGGAGGGTAATTTTTCTTCTGTTATAATTTCATCTACAGATGGCAACTCTTCATAGAAGTCATCTATAGACGGTAGTTTCTCCGTCATGGTATGAGTAAAATATTACTTCGGGATTCCTCTCCCTGATTTATTTATCTTCTTTTTTACTCTGGGCTTTCAATAGTTTTGACAACTCAGATGTTGATCCCACAAACAGTGCATTGTTAACTGTAGATGGGCCTTTTACTTTTTCTTCTTCATTAACTTCTTTCAATTTTTTCTGAAGATCCATTAATTTATCAGTTGCATCAGCAACGTTCTTTATTAATTGACCAGCAACTTCATATGCTCTTGGCATTTCACTTTCTTGAGCAAGATCAAGAATACCATTTATTGCTTCCTGACCTTTCTCTATAATACTGTAAAGATTGCCACGAGTATACTCATAATCTTTACTGATATGATCAGTATTTGGTTTTTCTTTTTTCTGTACCTTCTCAATATCTGCAGGAACAATACTTGTTTCTACATTGAAAGCATCATCTAGTCCTTCGGTTTTCATGAGTAAGACCCGTCAAATCCAAAGTCATCACCCAGTTCAACGATATTACTATCTTCTCTAGGTGAGTAATCAATACCCTTGACTCCTGTTCCTCTAACGTGTGCTTTAGCAATTGTACTATCTTCACCTCTTGAAACGGTAAGTTTATTACCAGTAATCTTAGTAACTTTCATCTCTTCACCATCAACATCAATGTACTTATTAACTGTGATCTTAGTTCCATCAGCAACATTGATTGTCTTCTGAGATGCATCTATATCTTCACCTATTGTTGTTACTACATCATCAGTATAATCTTTAAGTGCTCTTGGTTTGACAGAGAATGTAACATCTCTTTGTGTGCTTTGTGATCCACCAGCAAGATAACGAACAGATGCTGTTTTGATGATATCTTTGGATGCAGATGTAACAGGGCCGAATAAGTATGTCTTTGCAGTAAATCTTAGGGTATAAAGTAAAACTCTTCTAGATGTAAAATCTCCTTCATACTGATCATCCATTGTAATATTTTCTAATACAACTGGAACATCTTTCTTCTCATTTATCAAACTAACAAGATTGATTGTTAAATTGTATTGTGGTTGGAAATAAGGTAATATCTGTTCTACTACTTGTAAAGCATCATCATTCAATTTACACATAATTGAAAGTTCAAACTGCATATTATATGGAACTGGCATGAATACCTTTTTAATATCTGTTCCGTCATCTGGATTTTTAACTGCTATGGTTTGAGTTGTAGTTACCTTTCTAGATGAGTCATATGTAAGTCCAGTAAACTCAAATGACATTCTAGGTAAACTAATCTGAGTTGCTTGACTTAAGTTTGGTGCTTGTTCTAATCTTGCTAAAAATTTCTGTGTTGGGCCATATGCCAAAGGCACTTTTACAACAGATCCATCCTGTTTTATGGCAATACCATTGAACAAAGTTCCAAAACCGATAATGGTCTTTCTTAAAATTTCGTTGTAAAAATACTCAAACATTGCTATAACCTCTTATATTATATTTATGGTGTGCCAAATGGGTTGTTTTCTGAGAAGTCTAAAATAGCATCTGCCTGTAGTTCAAACTCATCATTTTCACCAAATCCATCATCAAAATTAGTTAGATCAATCAATCTAATTAAGTGTGATGCACCTGAAGAAGATCCTGTAATTGTCTCTCCAGTTCTGAATGTTCCTGTGATATTATATATCTCTAATTCATTTGTAACAGCATCCCAAGTTCTAATTCTTGCTGTAGCACCACTTGTTCCACCTGTAATAGTTTCATTAAATTCATAGTTCCCTGAACCAGAACTACCTGGTGATGCGATAGAAATAGTAGGTGCTACCGTGTAGCCTACACCAGCATTTCTAATGTGTATTGCAGAGATTGTTCCAGCAGTACTAACGATTGCAGTTGCAGCAGCAGATACTGTGGATATTCCATTCTGTGCAGTAAACGTAATTGTTGGTGATGTTGTATATCCTGAACCACCTGAAGTGATTGTAACAATACCAACTACACCATTCTCTATCTTAGAAGTTGCAGCAACACCAGTTCCATCTCCAATTACTTGTATTGTGGGATTAGATGTATATCCAAAGCCTGGGTTTACTAGGTCAATATTCTGAACAACAGATTTTTTACTGTCACTAATATTACCTTCAATAGCAATTCCACTCAATAACTTAGATGTGGCAATACCAGTCAATCCTCCTGATGGTGCAGATGATATTGCAACTCTAGGTGCAAATGTATATCCCTTACCCCTATTTGATAGACTGATAAATTGAATACCACCATTAATGATACCTATAGATGCAGTTGCTTGTGAAGCAGTTCCTACAAGAGTTAGTTTCTGTGTTCCACCAGAACCAATAAGAATTTCCTCTCCATCTGCTCCCTCAATACCACCTAAAGTATCATCAATTTCATCAACTCCAGTATCAATAACCTCATCCTCATAACGGAATAGTTCACAAGTTAACTTATAAACATAGTTATCTCTTAGCATGTAAAATGGTTTTTCATGCTCAACATATTTGATCTCAAACAAACGATCACCTAGTGGAAAATAAACTAAGTCTCCCTCTTTTGGTCTTGTAGAGAGTTTGACATTAGATTCATTTTTCATTAGGGGAGATATGTATGTCTCAAACCTTTCTTTTGATATTATAAGTGTTACTTCATTAGTTGCTTGAATACCAAACTTTGATAGTGTAGATGGCATTTCATCATATCCATCAAAATTATCAATATATGCTTCTATTGGATATGCATCATCAAATTTAGATGCAGTTACTTCTTCTAATATTGTTTTTTCGCTAACATACTTTCTTGGCATATAGTGTATTTCTACACCATACATCTTTAATTGCTCGTTAATCAAAGACTGAACGAGACTTTGTTCACCAGAGGAGCCTTGTTGAAAAAAAGGATTTAGTGCCATTATATTAACCTATCATATCTAATGGTGGTAGTTCATAAGTGTTAGACATTTGCTCTCTGATGATTTGTAAATCATTCATTGCATCATCATAGATCTGCCTACCATTTAATTCGACTCCACCAGGTAATTTAACTCCTTGGAATTTAATTAAGTTCTGACCCCACTGCTTCTTAAGAAGGGCAGTAAAGTATCTCTTTAAAAATGAATCATTAAAGACTTTTGCATAATCATTTGGATTCAATGTTCTAAAACAATCAATTACAAGAAACTCATCTGCACTAATACTAGACCAATCAATATCTAGATATAATCTATCCTGTCTTTTATTAAATCTAATTTGTTTCTGTGTAGTCAATAAAAAATTAATATCTTCAAGATATGTCTTTGTCATTGCATATGTCAATAATTCCGTAGACCCATAGAAATATACGTCATTCAAGAACAACTGGTACTTAAGACTGAACATACCACTTGCCATTCTATTTGATCCATCAAAATGAAAGACTTTAGTAATACCAATAATATCATCTGGAACTTGTAAAAAATTTGAATTCTCAGTAAAACTAAATGATGTAGTTCCACCATCAATTGTGGCACTAGCAGTAGATGTTGTAATTCCTATATTATCTGTTTGACCATCTCTTGATCTTCCTCTTGTTATATCAGCTTCTGTAATTTTATATTTTAAAAATGTTGGATATACCCCATCAAAATGACGTTCTTGGAAATATTGAATAGCATCATCCAATAGATCCTCAACTTGTTCATCTGCAACGTTGATTTCTAATACTGGTGCACCTAATTGCCTTTTAGCATAGGTGATTAATTCTGATCTAGTGGATGGTTGAGCCATTTATACTATACCTCTATCCATATTTATAGTGCGGAGATTGACGATATGCCAGGTTGAACAAGAATGTTACCGTCAACTAATCTATAGAAAGTGTTTCCAGAGCTAACAACAACATCATATACATATCTACCTTCCTCTATGAGTCTAGTTTGCGTTCCACCAAGTGATATACGAATTTTACCATCGGCAGCACTTGTAAAACCAACAGCAAAAGTTGCTGTAGGAAAGGCAGTTGATCCTATGGAAACACTCTTAGTCATCTGAGATGAACCAGAATATCCCTCAAGATTAAAAGCAGTGTTTGATGTTCCTACAACCTCAAAGTTACCTTCAAAATTAGCTCCACCAAGCATTGCAAAATTTGCTGCATAAGCAGCACCTGCTTCTGGATCAAAAGTAATTTTTTTAGTTGCCATTTACTAACTCCTTCAGTAAAGATTTAATCTCATTTAATTCACTTTTCAGATTAGCAAGATCTTCTTCAACGTTTAAAGATTTCTCTTTTTCACGTTTGCGTTGTTCACGACGATTTATATATTGTTGATAGGCAGTTACATTTGTATTAATTATTTGATCGGTATGTGGATCTCTAACTAAATCTGTATTACCTTCAACTGGAATAAAATCCTTCATTATGCTAAAGTAATCACCCTCAAATCAGAAACTCTAGGAACATAAGTTTGATTTGTTGATGTTAGAACAAATTTAACTCTATAGTATTTGAATGGTGGAAGATCCTCCATATTGAATTCATATTCCCTAAATGTCAATTCACTACTCTTAAATCCTGCTGCATCTGATGTTGGTATAAACCTATCCTGTCTACCATCACTTTCAGCAGAATTAATCACCTGACCATTATCATTCAAGTTCTTATAGCCAGGGAATGGTTCAAATATTGGATCAAAATTAGGTGTGGCACTGATTGCATAGAATGCTCTTATGTCGGAGTATTCATTGATATGTGCATCAAGTAATACTTTGATAGATGATGCGGAGTTTGCTAGAGTGTTTTCTCTAGAAACATACTGGCAAGATGTTGGGTCATCAAGTAAAGTATTAACTCTAGAATCAGTTTTGTAATTTGTAATAGGAGTATCAACTCTGTTAGAAACTAAAACTGCACTCATTCTTTGTAAATCCACAACAGGGGATATATTTGGATTACTTGTTTCTAATGTAAGTGTCATATTAAATGATCTATCACCAGGTAAATTTTGAGTAACTGTATTACTAGTTTCATTAATTCTAGATGCAATCATTCTTGGTGAATTTAAATAGTTTGATTTATTTAAAGTAACACTCTCACTTCCCTTGTCTAAAAATGGAACATCAACTCCTTGACCCATACCATTATTAAGACTTGCTGCAGATATAGATTTTATAGCAGCAGATATTGTAGTACCAGGTACAGTTATGTTTGCAATATTTGGTGAGATAATCTGGAAAGGAATGTTTTGTGTTGAATGAGTATCATATCCACCTGTTGATTTAGTGCTATTAAAGTATAATTTGGGATTACTTGTAGCACTTGAATTGCTTGATCTATCAGGAACAGTGAATGGTAATCCAGTTTGTGCAGCAGTTAAAGCTCCAGTACTAATTTTAACAGTGTAACTATCAAATGTAATTGGAGCAGGATCTCTATCAGTGATTTCACTTAATAGATGAGTTCTGTTGATTCTTGCAAGAGATACTCCACCTAACTCATACTTGCGAACAGGAGTTCCTTTAATATATCCTTTTGCATTGTTTCCTCTTGTTATACCTGTGATTGATCCACCAGAAGCACCAGTATATTTGATTACTTCATCGCCTATCTGTAATAGACCTGGATTTGTTGCTCCAACAGAAACATTCTCGTATGTTGTAAAGTTATCTGTGCTAACAACTGATATTGTTGAAGTAGAACTTGATCCATATGGTAATGATAATTTAGTTGGAGGAACATCAGATTCAACATCGGAAATAGTTACTCTATTCTGCTCATGGTGCATACCATGATTTTTATGATCAACAGTCAAATGTAAACCATCACTCACAGATGTAATTTTTTCTAATGTGGTAATTCTAGCATTAGTTGAAGAAGCACCAACTGTTGTATTCAATGATGTTGTTAAACCAGTGATAGGATGTGTGTATGTTAATCTTCCATTCAAGGCAAAATCTCCTTGAGTATTATCAATTATTAATTCATCTGTTCTACCAATAGAAACAATAGAAAGTCTTGCGTTTCTACCAACATTATTATTTCCAATTGTTGCTATACCAAGAACATCACCTTGTTGGAATCCACTACCAGATGATCTAATAGTCGCTATAGCCACAACACCATCAGTAATTCTTACATCTGCTGTCATAAAGTCGCCACCAGCAGTTATATTAGTAAGACCAACTCCCACAAAATCATATGTTCCAGATGCAGGTGTATATCCTAAACCAGCATTAACTATACCCATATTGCCAGTTCCAATACCAGCACTACCAACAAAATCACCAGAAGCGTTTGATGCAGCACTATAATCAGAGTCTCCATCACTAAATGATAATTGGTTGATTGTATTACCTAATGTAAGAACAGTATCTCCCAATGATTGGCCAATACCAAGTCTAACTTTCTTAGAATTAATATTAAGTGAATTTGGTTGTAGTTTTGCAACTTGATTATTACCTTCAGATAAGATGGGATTATATATCTCCATCGTTCCACTAGTTTCAAATACTGCTTTATTAAGAACAAATTTTAAATCTTCCCACTGACTTGGTTCCCAAGTAGATGCGTTTTGTGATTTAAATAGTGATCCCAAATATGGTTGCTGTGAAATAAATTCATCAGTCAATAAATCAGACTCACCTATTCTTGAGATGAATACTTTATATTTCGTTGACCATGATGCTAATGCTATTGCATATTCTGTATTATCACCCTCAAGATAAACTGGTGATTCAAATGTAAATCTAGTAGCTACAGTTCCATTTGTGGAAACATTTATTTGATCTGGTGATTTAATTATTTCAGAGAATGGTAAAACTTTTTGTGTAGGAACTCCACCTTCCATTGTTCTAATTTGGAATGTCATAGGAATATCCATGTCATCCTTAGTTTTGAAGTAAATGTCGCAACTTGTAATAAAGATACCACCACTTTCTGTGACTTGGAAAGATTGTGCTAATGGATCATACCAACGATCTCTTCTACTTTCAGTCTCAGATGAACTGATAGCCTCAGTTTTCATAACAGTAGACCCTGTTAGTGTTCTAACTTGTCTTTCTTCTTGTGTAGGTTTAGTCTGAACAATAGCATTTCTTGTAGAAATAATATTTTCTTGAACAGTCTCTAAAGTTCCAGCAGCAGTGTAATTATCTTCACCAAATGTATCTGTATTTTCCTGATCATTAGTAGTATTATCAATCACAGTAAATGTTTTTGTTCCTGTTTCAAATCTTGGATGATTACCAGTATTTGGATTTGGAATATAAAAACTACCAATCAAATTAGCACCAAGATCAGAAATTAATCTTCTATTTGATACGACTGCTGTTGCACCACTTGTCGCACCTCTAAGTTCCATTCCACTATTAATATATCCATAGAAATCTCCTTGAGCTTGATCACTCATTGATTTAGTATCAACATTTAATATTGTTGATGTAGCAGAATATGTTGCTGGCATATCAGTAGCACCACCACTAGCAGATGCAAGTTGAACAGTACCAGGTGTTCCTAAAAATGTTTCAAGACCAGTTGCACCAACTTGAGATATATAAGGATTTTTTTGGAAAACTTCTGTGGGAGCATTATATGGGCCTGCTCTATGATTTGATTGTGCTACTCTAAATCTAATAGCAGGAACATCAGTTCCTTCTGCAACAACACCAGATCCTGGCATTTTTCCAATAACAGTTTCACCAACTTGGAAAGTTCCAGATTCCATTGTAATTTCTGTTAACTTAGGAGTGCAATATGAAGTAACAGCAACACCATCAAAGAATCCATATAACTGTGTAAGTGGTTTGCATTTAGTGACTCTGAACTCCACGTTTCTAGAACGCATTGTCATAATAACATCACGACTTACAACTCTATCTCCTAGAGACTCATTATCAAACTGTTCTGTTACAACCTTTCTAGTTCCATTTCTACTTTGATGATCAACTCTAAATGTGTCACGAATAGTGTCTTCAAGAGTTGTTGTAGTTGTTGTGGTAACATCTTGTGAGTGGTTAACACCTGATCCACCATTAATCCAACCTGCTTTTATAATTTCTTCTTCAGTAACTGAACTTACTTCTGTTCTTCTAGCTTTGCGATCAGACTGATCAACACCACTCCAGTTTGTCTCCCATGAGTTCCATTGTATAGGAGCCATTCCAGTCTGTGGATCTACACCAAACTCTTGCATTGCCTGTGCCATAACACCAGCAAAGTTACCTTCTTGTTGAATTATCTTTGCATCGAGTCTAGCAGTATCTGTCCATGTATCTGTTGATGGTGCTAGTTTAACAGTTGCTTGCCAAAAACTGACTAAGAAAGGAGTAACACTTTCTGTTCTAGTTGCAAACTGTTGACTTAACCATTCAGTTTCTGTGTAATTAAGAGTAACTACATCCTCAGTTTTTCTTATATTTGTTCCTTCAGCAGCAAGGAAAGCACGATCAGTTGTAGCGTCTACACCCTCAACAGGGCCTGGCATAAGATCTATGGATGTGCAATAATGTTGTGGTCTTAGTTCATTATGATATGGATCTAAACTACATTTTACTTTAAAACCATTAGTTTCCTGTGGTTTAAGACTTGTAAAATTATCAACAAAGAAACCAGATTTGAATTTGTTTAATCCATCAGCATCAGCAACAAATAAGTTTGATGTCTGTGTTTCTAACATAGACAATGATGTGTAATATTCAAGATTCTTAATTCTATCTTCAAGATCTTTAATATCTTGCATTCTATATCTTTTATATTTTAAGAAATCAATGCTTGATTGTTTAGGTGAGAATAAGTATGGAGGTAAAAGAATACTTGCTATTTCTATTGCATCATCAACTCCAGTTGGTCTTTCTCTTTTCTCTGAGGGATCACCATATTTAATTTGGAATCTACCAGTTTTATCTAAGAAAATTCTATCAATTCTCCCAACAAAATGTGAAAAATCAACAGTAATAGTTTCATCTGATGCTAATATATTCGCAGCAGAACTTCCAGATGCTGTAAATACTCTACCTTTAAATTCAAAGGGAGATCTTACATTTTCAGCAACAGTGTAACTAGAAACCTTTGGTCTTATGTCAATGGTGTCAGTTACATATTCACCATTAATCATAGGAATCTCTTTACTATAGTTAAAACTATCATAAGAGTTTTTGACTGTTATATCACCTTCATCGGTAGTTTCATAAAAACCATTTTTAAAATATATTTTTAATTGTCTCTTAGGTGCTTTTGCGTTTGATCTTCTGGTAATAAAACCATAGTCATAGAAAGTGCTTCTTTGACCATTAGTAAATGTATAATTTGCTGAAATATTTCGACTAGGATTATCTAAAGTTGTAATTAAACCTTGAACAGTTGTTTCTTTGAACACTACAACTTCACCCTCTTCAAATGCAGTTTCGTTAAGAGTAATATATGTTATCTGTGAATCTGTTAAAGACTCAGCAACAATCGCTACAGCACCACTATTCTGACCTTTAAATTGCTCACCAATAACTAAATCAGTTGTTTTTCCTGATGGGCCATTTAACGATGTTAATGTCATCTTAGGTGCAGATGCTTCTGAAGTATCAGTAGATTCAAAGATACCATGAATACCAACAATATCTGCTTCGTTTAATGCTATTTTTTCATCTTGAACTCTAGTTCCAATAGGGAAGTTTCCATATGTTAAACCATCATTTAAAGTTGTCGCACCAATACCAGATCCAGTTTCTTTTGAATAATTAACAACTGTCGCATTTACACGATTTAATCTTTTTATTTTTGCAGATGGTTTAGATTTTGTGAGAGTTGCTATTAATGTGCATCCAGTTGTTGCTGCACCTAATCCCTCTATTTGTAATACTGTGTTACCTGTGGTAAAGGTAAACATATCATCTGTTAAGGCAACGGTTGTTCCATCAGATCTCATAAAGACATATCTTTCTTCATCAAATGGTAAGAAAGATTCGTTTGTACCTGCAGCAAGTGCAGAGGTAAGTTGACCTAATTGTGTATTTGGATTAAGTGCTACATCAACAGTATATTCTTTCCTAATTGTTAATGATGAGTTTGTGAGATCAACATCTGAAATAAATGCTTTCGGCATTAATGCATATAATTTACTTTCTGTAGATCTTTCTAATGGTGATGTCTGAAGTTTTAAACTAGAAACTTGTGTAGAAGATGTTGGAATAGCACCACTTGCAACACCAGTAACTGTAGTAACACCAGTAACTTTAACATCATTTGTATTAACTTCTGTTATTCTTGCAAATGATGGAACGTTATTACCCAATCCACCAAATGATAATATATTACCAACTTTTAATGAACCAGGAAATAATGAACTTTCACTGGTAACTGTGCATACACCTGTTGCATTATCTTTCGCAGTAAATTGAGCATTACCAAAGTCAATAACTGGACTTTGTATTACATCTCCATTAAATGTTTTTGCTGCACCAACGACACCTGGCCCAATAGATGCTGAAGGGCCACCATATACTGATTTTACATCTTGCATACCAAAAGATGTGATGGCAGTTGCAACACGATTATTGGATGCACCATTTATTTCAAATGGTTCATTGGTTACAAACTCTCCACTCTTTTCATAGATTTGTAAAGATGTGCTATTAGAAACTGCAGAAACTAAAAATCCTGTAGCACCACTATACTTTCCTTTTATTTGAGTTGGTATTGTAAGTGTAACTGGTTCGTTTAAAGTTACCTTAGAATATAACTGAATATCGTAAAGTGATGTATCCCACTCATTAACAGAAGAATTTGAAGTAGTGTAAGAACCAGACTCTAAAGCAAAATCATAAACTCTAGCAACACCAATTTCTTCACCACCCACGTTTATTTGACCACTACCTTGTCTTTGATCTCTTAAACTAACAATATAAGTATTTCCAATTCCTATTTGAGGTGCACCATATACATTATTAAGTCTTACAGAATTTCCTGTTTTATAAGCAACACCTTGACTTTCTAATCTTTTTGAAGTTCTTGGTTTAGGTGCATCAATATATGTTGAACTAATTGTTTCAACTTCATATCCTTTTACGAATGCTTTACCTGGTGAAACTTGATACAATGCAAGATCATCAGATGCTAATGTTCCACCCTGTGTAAATTGACCATCGTTATATATTCCACCATTTTTAACTCCATCATTTAAAGAGTCTTTCATAGAAATATCAAAACTCTTAACCATGTAGTCACCAGACTCTGCAAATGTTCTACGAGCTAATTCATCTTTGATAAAACTATATTCAGTATTTTTTTTCTGAGATCTTAAAACACCATCTTGTATGACTGCTAATTCAATAAAATTAGAATCATTAAAATCATCTAATGGTTTAGCAAATAAACTACATGATATTTTTAGACGATCAGCACCTGGTGCAGCATAGTTGTTAAATCCTTTTGAATTGTCTGCTAATGTTTCATCTTCGTCAGCATTGATTATATCTTCTTCTATTCTTAAACCAATTCTAGCACTAGGAGTGTTACCATATTGTGATAATAAAATTGTTTCATCTTGAACTTGAACAAAATTACCTCTAACAAAGTAAACACCGTTAGATATAGAGAAAGATGCAGCAGTTGATGTTGCATTATTTGCAATACAAGAAGCAAATGACTCTCCTGTAGGTATAAAGGCATTATTTTGAGGCCCAGAAGTAATATCACTATCTGCTATTAATAATTCACCATCAGCAAAAACTTTAATAGTACTGTCCTCTACACCAGAAGACATATATGAAATGTAGAGTGTTAAATTACCATTCTCACTATTCTCAGACTTGAGAATCTGTTTGATTATTGCTGTTACACCAGTTGTTGCTCCAATTATTTTCCTATCAATTAATTGATCAATATAATATTCTACAGGAACTCCTAAATGACTATTATTTAATTCTACAGCAAAATACTCAGAAGAATACGCAGTATTACCTGGTATTACTTTTGCACCTTCTTTAAAGAAATGTTGACCAAATTTTTCAATCTGATTTTGTAATATAGACTGAAGACCTGTTAATTCTCTTGCTTGAACAGGATAACCAGGCTTGAAAAGAACCTTCTGATAATTATCATTCGGATCGAAATCATCAAAATATGGTGAAACGTTAAGATTGGTTTGCTGAGCCATAGTTAATTAGAACTGTAATATTATTTTGATGTCTTCTTTTTGGTTGGAAGATCTCGTAATTGATGGTCTGTGATCAACGTAAATCATATTTCCAGAATATTTGTCAATTTCTGGGTTAGAAACTCCCTTAGTAAATGTTTGACCAAGGTAATATGTTCTATTATTTATTGAGGTAGAAAGACCTGTGAATGTTGTGCTAATTGATAAATTAGAACTACCACCAACAATAGTTACGTTACCACCAGAATCTGGATCAGCAGTAAATCTTGTTGTATTATATCCATAAATTGCTGCAGTTGCTGTTTGTGCAGTCGAAACAGAACCAGTCGCAGTTACAAAACCTGCAATAGTTCTATCTTGCCAATATTTTAAAACACCTGTTGTTTGATCATATGCAATAACTTTTCCATAAGCAGTAACACCCGTTCCAGTTGTTTGAGATATCAAACTATCTGCAGTAAATGTTACAGAACTATATCCTGTTCCAGACAATCTTAGTCCATATGCAGCACTTGCTTTGTCTAATGTAAGTACCTGATCAGAACCAAATGCTTTAGGATTTTCTAAAATACCTATTCTAGATATTTGGTTTCCTGTTATAAAATCTGGGTTTTCTGCATCATTTTCAATTCTTGCATAAAGTAAAGCATTAGTTGCACCCAACTCTCTGTAAATATCAGAACCATGGCCACCTGGTGGTGGAATGATAACATCAAGAGTTGGTGGGGATGTTGGTGTTGGAACTGATCCAGCAGATAAATCAACATTACCATAAGTGTATCCATATCCTTCGTTAGATATCGTGACACTCTCTATTTGAGCATCATTATTAACAACAACTGTACACTCTGCATTAAATCCATCACCTTTAATTGGAACTCTAGTATAAGTCTGGTTAGCAGTTCCTATACCTGTTCCTCTATTCTTAACAACAACAATCTTAATTCCACCATCTACAGCATTATTTTTAACAGCAGCATCTGCAGCATTATCTCCCCAATTTAAAGGAACTGGCATAAAGTCAGTAGAATCAAACTTAACTAAATCTGCTGGTTTGATGCTATACAAATACTTCCAAATATATCCGTCACCAGAAGTACCAGCTGCTCTTGGTTCTAAATCGGTAAATGTTGGTTCATCTAGAGATGGTTTTCCATCAGTAGTTTCTGGTGTTGTTCCATTTTGTAAACAGATATAAACCCTAAAGTCACTATTAACAACAAAGAAGTTTGCAGTGTATAAGGATGTTCCACCAGAGTTTGGTGGTGCATTTGATATACTATAGTCATGTCTATAATAATCATATGTTGTTCCAGAACTCCAGTTTAATTTTGGAACAATTTGTTTCACATCAGTAGAAGTTATTCTCTTAACAGCAAGCATAGTATCATAATAATCATTCATATTATTGAAACTGTCAATAGGTGCTGGAGGAGCAGAATCCCACGTTGATACGATACTTGTAGGATTTGGTAAACCTACAAAAGCATAGTAAGAGTTAGTCGAAGTGGATACACCAGCAACGAAATTCTTTGCGTTTAATATTCTTATTTGATCCGTTATGATTGCCGACATGAACTTTTGTTTACACTTTTTTTATTTATTTAGACGACATAATTCTCAGATTTAAGAGCCGCCTTTCTCTTAACCTGTGGGCCAGTCTTAATACCAGTGATACCGTTAGTGGTATTGATGGTATAAGCTTGTGCTACTTGCCTATCTGTTAGTTGTAATCGACCCCAACTATAGTCACCTACGAATGATGTTGATAGACCTTGATTTAATGTAGAATAACCAACAGTGTTCTGTAATCCATTCCAACTCAAAACTCTACAGAATACTCTTCTCATCGAATCTGTTTGATCAGAACCAAATCCAACAGTTGTAATTCCAACGTGGTGAGATACTTCAAAGATGTTATCTAAAGCAGTTGTTCCAACACCAACATAACGACCAGCTCTATCTAGTGAAGTAACTCCAGAACCAATATTAGATCCACTAACTGTAAAGAAGTATCCAGTTGTTAGTCCACTCACTGAAATTGGATCAGGGCTAGTGACATTCTCATCTCTCAATGGAGAACCCTTTGGAATATACAAGTCAAATACAACTGCGGTTCCAATACCGATTCCTACACCATTTGCTCTAGAGATATTTGAGCATATACCAACTCCAGTAACAATACCAAAGTCTCCTTGATATAGATCAATAGTATTTTCTTCCCTAACATATGTAGGTGGAGAAATTAGAACAGCAGGAGGTTTAGCAGATGTATAACCTATTCCAGAATTAACTCCTACTGTGATTGCATTTACAACTCCGTTACTTATTGTGGCAGTCGCTATTGCTATAGTTGTGCTTCCAATACCAGCAAATCCTGTATTACCAACACTTACTGGTTGTTGTATTTTAACTGTAGGAGCAGCAGTATAACCTTCTCCACCATCAGATATCGCAATACTCGTAATTGTTCCAGCAATAGAAACAACAGCAGTTGCAGCAGCACCTGCAAGGAATTCATATTCATGACTTGCGTTAACAATCTGAATATCTTTTTGGAAATCTCTGTTTACTGGGTTTTCATTTTCTGGATTAAAGAATGGTTTACAGTTATCAATGAATATAGATGTTGAACCAACACCAACAGATTGTATTAGATATGCTGTTGGGAATAAATTGGGTTCATATAGTGGTCTGTCTTTACGAACTATTCTTCCATCAATATACTTATCTTCAAGTTGTCTATACCATTTAACAGGTCTAGTCTCTGTTTCAGAATCACCCAAACCTCTTTGATAGTATTGGTTAGTATCAACTTGACTTGATGATACAATCTCAGATACAGTTCTTGGGAATTCTAAAAGAGTATGTGAATTATAAGCAGGATCAAATCCAACTTGTAAGTCATCACCAACTTTAACAGTTTCTACAATGTCTCTATCCTTAACATCCTCACCACCAGTTCCTCTATAGAAGAACATTCTCATAGCATCACCAGCATTTGGTGCTTCGGTCATTGTTATTGATCCACCACCATCAAATATATAACCTTCACCAGGTACTTGTAGAACATCATTTATAGTAAGAATAATAGTGTCTCTTACAACAATGTTTGATCCTGTTCTTGCCTGTATAGCAAATGCTTCACCAGCAACTGTAAGTGGGAATACTTTTCTAGTTCCATCGAATAAATTTGAGAAATCGTCAATAGCTTGAAGTTCTCCCATAGTCCACATGTTAAATTGATCATGGTGAACTTTATCTAATGTTAACTTGAATGGTTTGTATAAATGTGCATCTATTGGAATTGCATATGATTCGCCAGATGCACTAGCAAATGTTGGAACTGTTAGCACTTGAGAATTCTTGTACCCATATCCAGTATTTGTTATTTCAAAGTCAATAACACGACCACCTGTGGTTGCTACACCAACTGTAATATTTGCTCTTGCTTGTGATCCACCAACACCTGGTGTAGACGCATTATCATACCAAAGAGGTATATCTTGATATGGTAATGGTGCATCAATTATCGCAGTAAATGTTGATTGACCAGTTCCAACAGATGATGGGTTTTGAGTTCCTATACCAGGTATTGGATTGGTATTTGTAACAGCAATACTTACAACACGACCATTTGTGACTGCTGCAGTTCCAATATTTTGAATAGTTGGAATTCCTCCCGAAGTTGTTACAGCAATAGAAACATTAACAACAGTTGCAATTCCCACACCACCAATAGAGGCAGTTGATCCCATACCAACGTTACCAGCTCTTACTCTATAACCAGAACCACTATTACCAATACTGACTGCAGTAGCAACACCAATATTATTAAAATGTATTGTAGCACCAGCAGATACTAATGGTTGATATCCTAATCCTTCACTAGATGCTACAGATATAATCATACCACCTCTTGGAACTGAGGCATTATTGACATCATTTGCAATAGATGATGCAGTTCCTGTAAATGTTATAGATGTAATTCCAGAAACTTCAGATAACGCATAATCATTTAACGCACCAGCACCTTGTAATATTCCATTTATCATTACAATACCAAGGTTTGTAGAAATACCAGTTACGTTTGACTTATTGACTTTAAGAGTAACCTCTTTTGTTTGGCCATCAAACTGTTGTGATATATCATCAATATTATAGTTTGCAGCATATGCCTTAGTGCTTCCACCCTTAATACCAGATCTGTTAAAGATTCTTCCACTGAAACTTGATGTGGTTGTAATACCAACATAATCTCTTTCATTTGGTGGTGATGTTGATACACCAACTTTTGGTCTATTTCCAATTGGTGCAGCAGCAAAATTAAGTGTGCTATCAATAATATTATAATTACCAGTCATTTTCTCAACAACATCATGATTAGAGTGTTCAATAAGATCGGTTCCCATCCAATTTCGATGAACTCTTATTGCACTAGTGATACCAGCATTATTGACTGATATTATCTTCATCATCTCATGAGTAGTAGCAGAACCAACTCTAATAATATCTCCACTGAAGAATGATGTTATTCCAGAAGTAAACATAATAGTTTCACTTCTAGGGAAATTTACACCTAGTGATGTAGTGACTCCAGTTCCTACGATAGGACTTTGAATCATATTATCAATTGATATTAATGCTCTTGTATTTTGATTTTTACTTATAAAACTGTGAGATGTTCCAACACCAACTGAGGAAAGTTCTAATGGAACTGTAATTGACTTAAGTGCATTTTCTGCTGTTGCTGCTAGTTTAACTACACTATCACTAACCTTAATAATGAAGACCGATGAAGGAAGATAACTTACACTCGCAGGAGAAGTAGAAGGTGTGGCTGCAATTCCTATGGCATCACCTGTACTTCCAATACCTGTGGTTGTACATCCCACGATTGGTTGTGCGATTGCATATTCAACCTCTTCACCACTTACAAAGAAATGGTTGGGAATTGTTATTTGATTGTTTGTAAGATCTACTATATCAGTATCAGAACCATCAAAGTCAACTTTAAATATCTCATTATCATTTACATCTAGTATTGGGAACTTGGTTCTAGCACCGAAGAATGTTCCCTCATAAACATCAAACTTGGATTGAATACTTGCTGCATTCAATTCAACACTTGTTGGAGCACTAGAAGTTTCAGTTACTTTAAGAGCATGTATAACTGTCTTAACTTCTACTGGTATATTTGCATTTGGAACAAACTTTATTTCAGAATCACAATCACCATGGCCACCTTTTTCACCAGATATAGTTCCAATACCAGTTGTTGCACCAGCACCAGTTACAATATTTCCATACTCTGTCATGAATACACGATTATCATCATCAACCATCATTATTTCAGCAAACTCGTATGTATCGTTTAGAGTATCTTTAATCTGAACGATAGCATACGCACCATCAAACTCCTGACCATAACTACCAATACCCGTTGGGCTAGGTGCAGCTGACGCTGGAATTGTGGTAGATTTAGCAATTAATGAGGCGTTTTTCAACGGTAGAGTTCCTACGCCAGTAAATGACTCAGATGATATTCCTATGGTAACAGTGTTAACAAATGCAGTTACAATACCAGCATTTGGTGTGAATCCTATCTGAACTGCAGCAGTAGTTCCAAGACCGACTATATGTGGTCTAAATGTTCCTAATGGTTCTGAAGCAAGATTATCTCTTCTATTATGAATGGTTAACTGTCCATATTGCTCAAATGCTACGGTAGATCCTAAACCTACAGCACTTTGATGCATTACAAGACTTAGTTCATTATATTCTACAGTTCCTTCACTCGTTGCAATGGAAACAATGACTTTAGCAGATCTTGGATTAAATAATTGATATTGAGCAGTATCAGCAGCACTATAATTTACAGATCCTGAAGTTAGTGCAATACCTGTTGTGGATGCACTTCCTATGGTTGCTATGGTAAACTCACCACCACCGTGTGCAGATCCACCTAATGTTGTGGCAGCACCAATATGAACAAGTGCTCCCACTGGATTTGATGATGCTCCTATAGCAGTTGATGTACCTACAGTTAGAGAAGTTGATAAACCAAGTTCATTAAGGTTATATGAAAGTGTTGATACGTTATAGTTGTTAAATTCACTCTTAGTTGGGAAGAATCTAAGAACTGCCTCACTACCATCAACAGTAGAATCCATAGAACCAAGATCCTTTACAGTATCTACTTGACCATACTGGTTAATCATTGATTGGCCACTAAGAGGATCAAATAAAGCATTGACCATCATTAATTGCCTTTCACCCTCAAATAATCTATCTTTTACATATACAATAAATCTATTTTCTTTATTTCCAGAAATATCATATCTACCTATTTCAGAGAAAGGTGTATTTCTTGGTTGATCTTGGAAATCTTGACTAATAT